TGCTCGACCTCCAGCCACTGCACCCAACGCATCGTCTCAAGCATCCTGTCGATCGCCTCAGGGCTCGGAGGGAAAGGCTTAAACGTCTTCTCATCCGCAGCGAAGGCCTCCCACTCGGTACGGACAAACGCAGGCCAGCA